CTCATACCTATGAGCTCAACAACGAGCCCCTTTAATGGCTTAGGTATTCCATATATACTATTTGGGACTGGCGTTACTGCACCAACTTCTGCAGATTACAACATTCAAACCTTGCATACATCGGGANTTACAACCACAGTAACAACTGAAACCTCTAGTGTTATAACGGTTGATGTGAGTTCCTCCGTTTTGGCGTTATCATCTGTTAATATTTCTGAAATCGGTTTACGGAATTATTGGAAAAATGTATCCTCAACATTAATCTATTGGCTTATGGCACGAGATACGTTTACACCGATACCTGTGGTAGCAAATGATGGGATCACTGGTCGTTATAGGTTTATCTTTACAGCATAAAGGAGTATCAACGATGGGTCTTAGAATTATCAAAGTACAAGAATCAATTGCGGATGCTAGCATGGTTTGTGCGAAATGTGAGGGTCTTGATAAACTAGCGCTAGTACCTGGTGAACCGTGCTTAGAAATAACTGCACAAAGTGATAGTGGCGTCATACAAGTTTATTTTGTTGCGCTAGAGCATAAGGATCTTCATCAAATTCCAGATGTTGGAGTTTATTAATGTTTCTGTATACGTGCTTATTCTTACTAAATGTAGCGCCAGCGCTAAACTTTGTACTTCTCTTATATCTGATATATAAGGTTTCAAAGGTTAATCGCCCAATTGTCGTTCAGCAACAGCAGCCTGGATTTTATGCGAAAAAGCTCGTAACGCGCAAGATTGAGCAATAAAGCATCTCATGTCTCACTATACACCAAAGTTTAAAGCAGCATATGATGAAGTGTTTGCTTGTCTCCACGCTGAAGGAGAAGAAGCAGCGCGACTCATGTTTCGCGATAAGATGCTTGAGCTTGGGCATGATGAGCGTATCCGAAACTTGTATAGAGTTCAAGATAAGCTATCAAAAGAAGCTGTGTTTTTTGTTCCTAATGCACCACAAGAAGAGTTTCTGAAGGACAGGAAACAACGCAACATAATTTTGAAGTGTCGACAGATTGGTTTCACTACGCTTAATTGTTTAAGGGGACTCGATTATGCGATGTGGGAACCAAACATGCGTACTGGCATTCTCTGTCACTTGCAGAGAACAGTTGAGACTATATTTACTGATATAACAAAGTTCTCCTACAACTGGTTTAAACGTGATTGGGGTCATCTATATTCACCTATTGAAAAGAGTTCTTCAACGACTACACTCGCTTTTAAAGAAGATGGTTTTGGACGAGCATTAGAGTCATCCATACGAGTCATGTTTGACTTTCGCGGGAAAACGGTTAATTTCTTACACGTTTCCGAAGCAGCACGAGTGGAGGATGACAGGCTTGTAGGATCTCTTCAGGGCGTGCCTATTACTGGGGAAGTAACGCTTGAAAGCACAGCAAATGGTTTAGGCGGAGACTTCTATAGGCTTTGGGATCTACATCGCAAGACTGGAACGCTCGCGCCATATAAAGGGTTCTTTTATCCCTGGTTTGAGTTTTATCCAGAAACCCCTGAAATGTTTGAAGAGCCCGCAGGATTTAAATACACTAGCTATGAGCATTGGCTATTAAAATCGTATCCGAAGCGGATTCAAAAGCCTCATATTCTTTGGCGTAGGTGGTGCATTGAAGCGAACTGTAAAGGAGATTCTACTAGCTTTGATAATGAATATCCAACGAATGATTTTGACTGTTTCTTGAGTAACCAGTCATCTGTGTTTCCAGGTAGCCTGTTAAAGTCGCAAATGAAGAATACCAAACAGCCTATGCAGGTTGGCTTTTTAGTCGCTGATGGCAAGCAGATGGATTTCATTGATGATACTAAAGGCTATGTAAGTATCTGGGAGTTGCCAAACCCATCTAAAACATACGTAATAGGGGCTGATCCTGCAGGGGGGAATGGGCGAGATAAAAGTGCTGCCTATGTAAAAGAGCAAAAATCAGGTAGACTCGTTGCGCGTGTACACTGTGATATAGCACCTGCTGAGTTTGCAAAAGAACTTTACAAACTTGCAACTTATTATAATAAAGCTTGGATTTGTGTTGAAGCCAATAATCACGGTAGCACAGTACTTCATGTTCTAAAAGAGATGGATTTTTATAACTTGTATAAGCGTCATGCGATTGATGAGATAACGAATAAGCCAATGAAAAAGATTGGCTATATGACAACAAATCAGAATAAGCTGATGATTACTGAGCAATTTAAGAATGCTATAAAAGACGGTAAGCTAGTAATCCTTGATTACGACCTAATTGAAGAAATGACCAACTTTGTGCAAGTGGCTAGTAAGAATGGTAAGTTTATTAAACGAGAAGCAATTAATGGCAAACATGATGATTTAGTAATGGCAGCAAGTTTTACGCAAGAAATGGATGTCTGTAGACAGCTAGTTGATGAAGACGTTGAACAAGTAAGACATCTACCCGAAGATTCTAAAATTGATCCTGAGACAGGGTTTGTATTATGAGCGATCAAAATTCAACGAAATTAGAGCCCTTTGAGAGGACTGAGCAAACTAAGTCAGAACTGAAATCACTCATGGCAGATCGACGTGCTGTGCGTATGGTTCGTGACTTCATGGAGCGCTCTGCTGATTATCGTGATCCACATCTCGATTTAGCGCGGAAATCACGCGAGTTGTATGAAAACTGGCGTGGCTCTGGAACCTCTATAATTCAACGGGCCAATCTTCGACTGCCTTTTGGCTTTACTATCGTTGAAACACAACTTCCACAATTGACTGATATCTTTATTAAAGATGAGAAGTTTATAGTATTTAAAGGACGCGATGCTGAGGATGCAATGTGGGAGGATGTCCTTACTGACTTTCATGTACACCAGTTTGATGAGATGAATTTTGCGTCAAAGTTTATTTCGTTTTGCAAAGGCATGTTAATTGATGGAACTGGGTTTGCAAAGCTTCCTTATGTGTATAAAGAAGCACTGGCAGTAAAGCGTACGTCAATGATGGACCCCGTTTCGGGTGAGATGATTATTGATAAGTCACGAACGCTAGAAGTCCTATATGACGGTCCTGATTTTGATGTAATTCCGATTTGGGACTTTTATCCAGATTGGTCAGTAAAGAATCCAGGCGATGTTGCAGCTATGCGCGGGTGCGTTCATAGAATGTTTAAGACACTCGCATCGCTACGGTCTGCTAGAATGTATAAAAACCTTGACGAAGTTGAGCGTTCACTTGGTTCCAAAGGTTCTGATGCGTGGTCAAAGCCCTATTACACGGATGAATACAAAGAAGATTTTGAAGATTTACAAGATAACCAAAAAGGCGCAAAAGACGGATCAAAAATTGAGATTTGGGAATATTGGGGTATGTATGATCCCCAAGGAAACGGTGAATTTGAGCAATATCTAATTACAGTTGCAAACGGTGATGTAGTTATTCGCATCCAAGAAAACCCCTTTGATTATAAATTTAAGCCGTTCCTTGCTTGCCCAAATGTTATTCGTGACAACGAGTTCTATGGAATTCCTGAGCTTGTTTCAGTTAGGTCATTAATTAAAGAAGCAAACGCAATTCGCAATGCGCGTTTAGATAATATTAACTTAGCTGTTAACCCAATGTGGGTTGTTGATAGAGCTGCCGGAATTAATGATAAGAACCTTTACTCGCGCCCACATGGGATTATCTGGGCTAATGATGTTAACGGTATTAAGAAGTTAGAGCCGGGAGATCCCTCACTCGGATCGCGTGATGAGTTTTCGCAAATTCAGGCAGATATCCAAAATGCAACAGCATTAGTTGCTTCAGCACCAGTACTGGGGCAACTAGGTAAAGCATTTGGTAGGTCAGCTACAGGCGTTGAATTTATAAGTAATATTGCATCAAATAGGCTTGGATTAAAAGCACGACTCTTAGCTAACTTGCTGTTTAAACCGATGGCTTGGATGATGTTGATGCTTAATCGACAGTTCGTGACGCAAGAACATTGGGTGCGGGTATCCAACCCAGATACGCCAAATCCGTTTGTGCAGTTGTCGCCAGATGCATTTTTTAGACGGTATGACTTCCAGGTTAAAACTGATCTTGAGACTGGTGGACCCGAAGCTGAATTTCAACGAGTTCAAGCTGCGTCTCAGATTCTGCAAGTCGCTGAACAGAGTCAACCAGGTACCGTTAAATTTGACATCGTATTAGATGCAATGCTTAGACCTATTATTGGCAATACGGTAAAGCGTTTTGTTCGTGATGAATCTGAGCGTCAGATGATGATGCAGCAACAGTTAGCTGGACAACAGATGGTTAATGCTGGGATTGGACAGCAAGCGCCTCAGCCAAATGCACAGCAGCCCATGGCACCCTTTGACTTAACCCAGATGATGAAGTAACCCCTGAAGGATTTCACTATGAGTTTATACAACGAAGATACGACATTCAAGAGAACTTTGTTTGATCCTGAGACTGGCTTAGAAGACGAAGAGTCGCTTTTATCAAAGCAAGATTTATATATTAAAGATGCTATTGCTCGTGGCGAAGCGTTAAAGCAGTTACAGTCGAGCGATGGTTATAGGATTTTGAAGAATTGGCTAGAACTCCAAATCACCAACTATAAAGAATCTTTAGTTGATGAACAGGATATAACCAAGATTCATCGGTTACAAGTAGCCATCCGATGTTATCGAAACGTGTTAGATGCTGTGTTTAATGGAGTTCAAGAAGCTGTGCTTTTAAAACAACACCAGGATAATCTAGCTGATAGCTAGACCCTGCTAAGGAGGCTACAATGGGTGAAAAAGAGGTAATCGCAACTCAACCTGCGATCTCGGAAGAACAAGGACAGGACCCAACTCAAGAGGCTCTAGTTGGAGAATCCGAAGCGACAGAAGTTCAGGGTATCCCCAAGAAATTTGTGGGTAAATCTGTTTCTGATGTGATTACAGCGTATAGTGCGCTTGAAAGCAAATTAGGGCAGGTAGCTTCTGAACGAGCCCAAGAGCAAAAACAAAGAGAAGAGTTGGAAGCCAAGCTTCGTGAGCTTGAGAACTTCCAGCAACCATCAAGTTATGCTCAATCTCAGTACGTAACGCAGCCAAAACCTGAGCCTGCGGTAGTGGACCCTTTTGATCAGTTTGATCATAAGTTTGAGGAAGATCCGAAGCATGCGATTAAGAGCTTGCTGCAACAGCAGCAAGAGCAAATCAAACGCGAAATGCAGTACAGTGTGCTGCAACAGCGAGCTTCGTCTGCTAAAGACTATTATGAGAGACAGCAAAAGGATAATCCCGATTACGTGCGACGGGATAAACTCATGCAGCAATTAGCTCAGCGATACGCGCACATACTTCGACCGGATATGCTTAATTCGATTGAAGCTTTTCAAGTGCTCGACCTTATGTCTAAAGGCGCTGATCTAGCTCATTATGAGAAAAAAGCTGCTGAGCGCATACAGAAAGATGGGCTTTCTGTACGCGATGAGAAGAAGCGTGCTCAAACAGAATCTTCAAATTCGGCAGGTGATGAGCGAATTGATTTCAAGGAACTCTCACTTGATGAAATGGAGAAGATGCTTCCTTACAAGGAAGACTGAGCTTGCTTTGGCTTAGGAGTTAACCAATGGCTGTTTCAACGACCATTACTAATGCATCAAATCTGCATAGTTATTATGAGAAAAAACTCCTCAGCACACTTGAACCACGCTTGGTCCTGTTCCCACTTGGTAAGAAACAAAGGCTTCCAAAGGGCACGGGTAAACTGGTGAAGTGGCTGAGATATTCTAGGATTGAAGGCTCTACATCAACCATCGGCGAAGGCGTCGCGCCTGTCGAAATCGCATTCACGACCGGAAATGTGACTGCAACCGTTGCTCAGTATGGGCAGTTTTGCAAAGTGTCAGATCTCTTGTCGGATGTTGCGATTGATCCAGTGCTTCAGAATCTCTCTGAGAGATTTGGTCGCGCTGCTGCCGATACAGTTGAGCAACTTATAGTTGCTGAGCTTGATGCTGAAGCGGCAATCCAGAGAGTCAATGATCGTGCGACTGATGATCTCATTCAGCCTGGCGATATATTGAACCATAAAGAAATAATTGAAGCAATGATTAGTCAAGAAGCCGATTTTATTCCTCCTCACGAAAGTGGCGAGCGAGTAGCGGTTCTTTCTCCTCTTTGCAAGTATGATATCCTTGCTGATACCAATACAGGTAGCTGGCTTGATATTAACAAATATGTGCAAGGAATGGGAGCACAGGGCAAATTGCTCAGCGGTGAGTTCGGAAATCTGTACGGTGCTAGACTTCTTGTCTCTGACAAGATGACTAATGCTGTTGAGGACCTTACCACAGTATATAAAAACTACGTAATCG